TATGGTTAAACAATATCATAGTACCAGGCGCAACTCTTAGTGGTTATACACAAGCTCCTAATGATGATACTCTCCATATTTCTGGTGAAGTTCTTATTCAAGTGCTTGCCGGTGATGTTTTAAAACTTAGAAATGCATCATCACTTGTTGTTAATATGAATCCTAATACAATAGGCATTCAATTCCCTGTAACTGTTGCATCTTTAACAATTCACTGTCTCAAAGAATCTATTCTCTAATTAAATAGAGGACTTGACCTTAAGTCCTCTTCTTCTTACACTGACATTTAATACATTACAGAGCAACATCATGGATAAAGCATATAAAGGCCTACTTAAGAAAGAAAAATCTCTTGAAAAAGACACTAAAAAAGTTATTAAACAAGATAAATCAAGAGACAAAATCGTTGAAAAAGCCAAAATGAAAGCTAAGAAAAAGTAATGTCCTCTGAGCTCACAATAACAATAAAAGACGATGAAAAACGCTTATCTAAAAAGTTTCTGCTTTATGAGATTTATACTGTATCGGATGAAGATATGATTATCAAAGCATGCATTGATGAAACTCTCAAAAACTTCGACGGAGAACCTGACAATATCTCCGTTAAAATGACATTGGTGGTTAGATAAATGGCTAACCCTGTTGGAAGACCAAGGGAATATGATCTTAAAAAAGTAGCTGATGATTTACTTGCATGGGCTGCGAAAGATGATAGTATTAATCTAAATAAGTTTTGCGCCTATAATGATATTAATCCAAATACAATGCTTAGATGGAAAGAGGAAAATCCACAATTTCGAGGAGCGTATGAACAAGCCAAAGCTTGGTTAGGCTTTCGCCGTGAAGAACAACTATCTAAAGGTAAGCTACATGTGAAAGCTTATGACTTAAATGCCACCGTTTACGATGCCTTTGGAAGAGAAGAAAAATTAGCACTATCTAAACATGATTCAGATCTCAAGAAACAAGAAGTAACCTACAATAACGAAGAAGCTTCTAAACAACTACAATCCTTAATGTCTCAATTATCCACCTTACAATCAGAACGAAAGATTGCTGATATCAATAATAAAGCCGATAACAAGTCATAGTGATTAATAGAAGTTGCCATTGCAACTTGTGGTAATCCTTCAATGTTTTTTATCATCTCATTTAGCATCTTCAAAAGCTCCTCACGATCCACTATAGCCGATGATATATCAAGTTTTTCTTCTGCTTCTCTAACAATTATTTCATTACCTTGATCATCAACTCTAACAAAGTCATTGATGTCTTTGTAATAACATCTCAATGTTTCACCACCATCTAATGCAATAGCACCACATTTGCATTGAACTAGATCAGTTGCATGATAGCTTTCAATTATTTGGCTACATAGTTTACACTTAGCTCTATTGATCATGTAATATCCTTAAATATAATATTCATTATGCTAGATATACTATCCAAAAAACAACTTGAATTCCTTATTAATTCTACTGCACTGTGGAATATAGCACATGGACCTATGAGTTCTGGTAAGACAGTAGGCACGCTATTTAGATTCATGCAACTTGTCGATGAATGCCCGGATAGCCAAATCTATATGTTTGGTCATAGTGCTAGTTCCATTTATGAAAACTGTATTAGCCTGCTATTTGATTCACCGCAACTGTCATTCTTTAAGCCATTTCTTACTTGGTCACCTGGTAAAGGTGAACTAAAATACAAAGACAAGACTATTACCATCATAGGTGCTAAAGATGAAGGTGCATTAGGACGCATACAAGGTAAATCTATAAGTATAGCATATTGCGATGAAATGACATTGTATCCATTAAATGTTATCCAAGTAATCAATACACGTTTACGTAAAGGTCATAGTATAGGAATTGCAACTATGAACCCTAAACAACCAGATCATATCCTTAAACAATGGATTGACAAAGCAGAGAAAGGAGATCCTTCATACTATGCTTTACAATTTATGATTGATGATAACCCATTCTTACCAGATGCATATAAAAAAATGATGTCAGAATCATTATCAGGATTATTCTACAAGAGAAACTATCTAGGACTTTGGTGTCTTGCTGAGGGTGCAATATTTGATTTCTGGGATCGAGAACTGTATGTAGTTGAGAAACCATCAAGATGTGCAAACTATTGGATTGCTGGCATTGATTTTGGTATGAGTAATCCAACTGGTTGCTTATTAGTTGGTGTTTCAACAGGTCATGAAAATCAAGTTGGTATGCAAATGTGGGTAGAAGATGAATACTATTGGGATGTCAAGAAAAGAGGAAAAACTAAGTTAGTTGGTGAGCTTGCTGATGATATATGTAGATTCATAGAACCTTATGCGGTAAGAAATGTTTACATAGATCCTAGTGCAGCAGCATTACGTGCTGAGTTAAGTAGAAAAGGAATACATTGTGTTGATGCTGATAATGATGTTGAAAATGGCATACAGAAAATGACATCGATGGTAAGAGACGGTAAGTGTGTAATAATTAACAAATGTACTAATCTCATAAGAGAAATAGAAGGATATAGCTGGGATCCTAAAGCTGCTGAAAGAGGTGATGACAAGCCTCTTAAACAAAATGATCATTTAATCGACTGTTTAAGGTATTGCCTGAATAGTCATAAAGCTTCAATTACAAGCAAGATCCAACACAATCCAACCACCTATCAGAAAGATAGATTCAATACTGGTGGAAGACAAAGCATATTCTAAGCTGATATTGCTAGAATAAAAACTTTTATATATTGTGATAGTAATAATATAGCAGGTTTAAATGAGTGTTAACTTATCACCCTGGAATACGGGACTTGAGCCTAATCAAGGAAATATTAAGCATTGGTTAGATAATCTGTTCAGCAGGTTTCAGCCCATCGAGGCAGCGCGCTGGAACCAAAGTAATATAGATACTTTGTTTATGGCTGGCAACCAATCCTTTATAAATCGTACCCTCAATTTTTCTCCCGGACTTACTTCACAGCAATACTACTTCAATCTAGTACAACAGCCTGTGAATATGGTTACCGGTTATCAAAGGCAGCATAGAAAGTCTATAATGTATCAAGCAGCTGATGGTGCAGATCCACAAACTACAGACCAATACACACGCTTAATAATGAATACATGCCAGAAACAAGGTATTCATGAGCAATTCTCCAAGTCATGTGAATTAGCTGCTATAGCTGGAATGAATCTAATCCAACCTTATCTTGATTATACTGGTGATGATGCAGCACAAGGGGAATTGAAATTAAAGGTATGGGAATACAACTCATTCTTAGTGGATCCTTACTTTCGTAACCCTGATATGTCTGATGCACAATTTGTTTGGTGTCAAGAATATATCAGCAAGAATGAATCAGAAGCAAGATTCCCTGATAGAGTTAAAGAAATTAGACCAATGGCAGGAAGTCCACAAAGATATGGGAACTTTTATTTCTTACCTGAAAACCATAATATGTATCGCAATGATCTTATGGTGCTATCATATGTGTGGTATAAGTGGAGGAAGAAAAAGAAAAGACTATATTCCAAGAAACGAAACCAATTCTTCGACTTTGCTGGTGGTGATGGACAATTAGAATCTATTCTTTATCATATCGATGATATGGAAGAAGTGACAGTAGAAACACCATGCTGGAAGGTAGCAATAGTTCTTAATGATCAGTTAGTATTTCAAGGTGATAATCCCCTTTGGGATGGACCAGAATGTCCATTTGTACCTAACTTCTGGAACTATGACCCACACATTAATCAATATGAATTACGTTCAAGATCTCTCATATTCCCAATGAGATCACCTCAATTCCTATTCAATTACAAAGTCATCAATAACAATGATATAGCAGCAGCTACAATTAATGCAGGATGGAAGCGTAAGAGTGGTGCTGTAGCTAATGAAGATAATTTAAAGAAAGCTGGTCAAGGATGGGATGTCATCATTAACGAAGGCTATGAGATGACTGATGTTGAGAAGATCATTCCTAGTGCCGTTCCTGAGTCTGATTTAGCACTTGCACAACAGATGTCAGACCTTATCTTTAAGACATCAGGAATAGATCTTGAGAACTGGTCAGGACAAGATGATAAGCAAGCTTCTAGTCTTACTCTATTAATCAAACAGGCAGCTAATCTGTTACCTTTTCAAAAGTATTTCGATCAATGGGATCACTGCCTTAAACTTGTTGGTGAAAGGTTGTTACAGATAGCACTACACAATTGGAATGAAGAGAAGGTGGCATTACTTATTGGTGAAGAACCAAGTCCTCATTTCTTTTCTCGTATCTTTGCTAAGTATCAGACTGTTGTTGAAGAAGGACTTCTCACACCTACACAGAAGAACATGCAGGCTCAGCAAATGTTAGACATCAACAGCGCGTTCGGAAGAGAAGTGTTACCTCCTTCAATGATCATCAAAGACATGAATATCCAAGGAAAGGCAGAGATACTTCAGTTCTTGAAGCAACAAGAAGAGCAGCAAGCAGAGATACAATCACAAGCTACAAACGTTCAACATCTATTTGAAGAGGCTAAACTTAAAGAGTTGTATTCTAAGGCTGTGTCTAATATAGCACGTGCTAGAGAAGATAATTCAAGGTCTGAATCTAACCTTGGACTATATGAAGAGCGTCTTAGTATGATAGAACGCAATAGAGCATTATCACTTAAAGAGAAGCAAGCAGCTCTCACATCACTACTTGAGAACATTCAGAAGTTTGGCGAGATAGAAACAGATCATCAACAAGCTAAATTAGATCTTGATAATCAAGGTCAGCGTTTCGAAGAAGAAAAAGAAAAGCAAGACGTAGAAAGACGCACACAAGCTAATCGATTTATGGAACAGATACTTGGTGAATTAATGCAATCTCAAGGTCAATCACAACCGCAAAATGCTGTACAAAACCAACCAAATATGGTATAATATTCCCTTAACAAGTCTAGGAGGCATCCGAAAAGGCGGCATCTCACCGCCTGACTTGTCATTCAATGAGAATAACTAGAGAGGTTATATTGAGAAAAGAAAGAATAAATTTACCGAAAGGTTATCAATCACATTTACTTACTGTATTAGAAGATCTGGGAAATAAGAATGGAAGATCAAACTATTTATGTAAATGTTCCTGTGGGAATACAACTGAAGTTTTAGGAAAACATATAGTTAGTAAGAATACAAAATCATGTGGGTGCCTTGTTCCTATGATAAGTATGGCACATTGTGCATCTGATGAAAAATGCATAATAGGAAATAAATATGGTAGATTGGAAGTAATAATGAGAGACCATATGAGAATGAATGAAGATAGTCATTCATCATTTTGGATATGTAAATGTCAATGTGGAAAAGAAAAATCAATAAAAAAAACACATCTATTACTAGGAACTAAAAGTTGTGGATGTTTAGGAAAAGAAACAAAACAGAAATTCTTTAATACATACTGTGTTAAAAGAGTTTTTTATACCCAAGAAACTTTAAAAAAATGCAGTAGATGCAAAAAAGTAAAAAAGTGTTCAGAGTTCTTTAAACAATTAGATAAATTTACAAGTCATTGCAAAGATTGTTATCGAGAAAAATCCATGGAAAAAAAGGAATTATATGAAATGGACAAAAGTTAAAGAGCAAATGCCACCTTTAAATAAACGAATTATTATAGCAAAACAAAGTTTTTTGGGATCAAGAATTGAATTACAAGCATTTTTAGCAGAAATAAGAAGACCTTTTGATAAAGATTCTATATATAATCCTGATTATTATTGCTATAATACAGAGGCAATTGACAATGGAAATTCACAAATTACCCTTACAGACGAAGATTATTGGCTTGATTTAGAAATACCAGAGGAATTAAATGGAAGAAGATAAAGAATTCATGAAAGATATAGTAAAGATGTTATTATGGCAGCATAAAATATTTCAATGTCATAGCAATTTACAATATATATCAAATGATTTAGAAAAGGTTTTCCACGATCCAAGATTAAGTGGTCATGCGGTGAAAACGGAACTTTTATCAATTCAATGTAAATTAGATGATATACTTCATGAAATAAGACCATAAATCACTTATCAGAAAATCTGAAACATGTATAATGAAGTAAAAAAATAACTCAACAATATTGAGGATATATGAAAGATAGTCAAAAAAAAGGTTCTGGAGCTTCATCTGGGGGTCAAAAAATTGACGACATGAGTTTTTGGGCCGGTGGACGTTCCGCAGCATCTGTATTCCCTGATGGTCCGCATAAAGAACGGCAATTTGCAAGTGCTGAAGGTGCTGGTTCAAATTTAAATTATCAGGATACATCTGAGAAAATAAAAGCCTCCCAAGAAGAAGCAGTGAAGAAAGTTAAAGGCCATCAAGGTAGATTACCACAGTATAGAAATTAATTCTATGGTGCATAGGCGTTGCTTTAATGCAATCTCAGCCATTTGATATGGGTGCAGCCTATGTCCATATCTATTTAAAAGAGGTTATATGAAAAGTACTAAGACTGTGCAATCCTATAAGAATACTGCTGCGGAAACAAACAGAAGTACTCTTAAGAATGCTAAATCCGGCTTTGCGGATCCTATTGCTATTAAGAATCAAAATCCACAAGATAAGCCAAAAGATGGTGTTAATTCACCATGGGATTTTCGATGCCCACAATATGACCAAAGATCTAGTAACTTTGTTAATGCTGGCACACATTATGGTGTAGGGCATAGACAACCAGTTGGCCATGAAGGTAATCCAAAACAACATGTTGATGTATTACCACAATCAAGAAAGAACACCCTTCAAGATGATGATTTAGGATAATAATGAAGAAAAAAGGTTTAGAAAATCATGTCTCTAATACCAAGCAGCCTTCCGGAGATTATTATGGTACTGGTGTTAGGAATCCTGTTGGTAAACTTCGTGATACTTATGTCACGGATGTAATGAAACCTAAGAAATCAAGCAAGCCTAAGTCTCTTGTGTAGGCACATATAAAGCGTTCATATGTGCTTTTCTTTTAGCTTCAATGCTTAAATCTCTATAAATCTGGTTAATCTTATCATCTGATAAATCATCATCTTCTTTCATTTCGAGTCTCTTGCGATGATTTTCAAACATATCAATACTATCTAATACAGTTTTGTTCTCTGTTACATTACCTAACTCGTATTGTTTCCACATTTCTCTAGCTGGTATCATCCATATTATCTTAATGACATCAGTTCCAGGATATGCCTTAAATAACATAGAATTGGTTTCTGCTATTGGCTTTGTTAATCTAGGTTGCCATATCAATCGCTTTGTAACACCATCTTCATCAGTTCTTGTATGAGCAAATATATAGAATGGCACATTACCAAAAGGCATTTGATTAATTAGGTTTTGACAGCATTCAGCAATATTAAATGATTGCTTAGTAAAATGTTGATATCTATCATGTGCATCAAGAATGTTTACTTTCATGAAAATGCCTTCTTCAATTTCTTCATTAATTCTTCATTTACTTCTTTTAAAACCTTCACTTCATCACGTAAATTATAGACATCTTCATATAAAGAATCAGACTTCGCAATACTTTTCATACGGGTAGCTATTTCTTTTTCTCTTTTTTCTAATTTATTTATGGTATCTTGTAAACTTAATGCCATAGAATTCAATCTATTGCTAAGATCAGGATATTGCTTCATCATATATTCATCTAATCGAGTTTGGTATTTTTTAATGACAATATCCTCTAGTGATATATTGCGAAGAAGATTTTCCAGGGTAACATTTACAAGTTCTTTCACCGCCTTAATAGAATCATCTGAAAGATTATATTTTTTTAGATCAATATTTGAAATATCAATAGTCATTTATTGCCTTAAATTAGATAGTTTATTTTAATATATTTAATCCTAACCGCAACCCAGCGTAACGGGTAAAGGATAATACCAATATGACATCACCAACACAAGAAAATCAAGTAGAACAAGCAAAACCAAATGACAAGGAACTAAACTTCCGTGCTTTGGAAACTAAGTATCAGAAGGCATTAGAACAAGAAAGAGCGGCA